GGTACAAGCTATTTTGTTGAATTTTTAAAGCGAGTATCTACAACAATCACCACTGTTGGTTCAATTACTTATAACGGTACAAATACTCTTTACAACATAACATCAGACGCTCGATTAAAGAAAAATATTGTTGATGCGCCATCTGCTTTGGGCTTGTTAAATCAAATCAAAATCAGGTCATTTGATTGGAAAGATTCAGATACTCATGTTGATTATGGCGTAATTGCTCAAGAACTTTTTGAAGTTGAACCAACTTGCGTTAGCGAAGGTGATACTAGCGATGAAGTTGAAAAAGCATGGGGTGTGGATACGTCTATTCTTGTTCCCGCTTTGATTAAATCCATCCAAGAACAACAAGCCCTCATCACAGCCCTGACAGCACGAATCACAGTATTGGAGAACAAATGACAACTACTTGGAAAATTGCACAAACAGACTACCTAGTCTCTGACGGTTTTATCACCACCGCACATTGGACAGCAACAGCAGTAGATGGAGACTACACAGCCTCTGTTTACAGCACTTGTGGCTTTGCTAGTGCTACACCATCCATCCCCTATGCCAGTGTGACTGAGCAGGATGTGCTGGATTGGTGTTGGGCTAATGGCGTGGATAAAGACGCAATAGAAGCAAGTCTAGCAAGTCAGATTGAATTGCTAAAGAACCCTGTCACTGCAACTGGTGTACCGTGGTAACAAATAACCACAAAGGTTAAACATGTCTTCTAATTATTCCATTAATCGTGACCAGATCATTTCTTTAGCTTTAAGAAAGTTAGGGACGCTTGAAGTTGGTAGTACACCTGATGCAGAGACTATTGCTAATGCTAATATGTCTCTCAACTTGCTTGTCAAACAACTTAACACTGATGGTCTTAAGTTGTGGAAGACGTCTGAGTTAATTATTCCTTTGTTTGCTAATCAAACATCCTATACACTAGGTGGAGCTGGTTGTGATTTGATGTATGACACATTAGCACCTACTGTAGCTATTACAGATAGACCTCTTAAAATTATTCAAGGGTTCTATCGCAATGTTACTAGTACTCCAGTCATAGACACACCTGTAATGATTGTTTCTAAACAAGAGTACAACGTATTGGGTTCTAAATTTTCTACTGGTACTGCTAACACAATCTTTTACGATAGCAAAAAGACTAGTGGTATTTTGTACGTGTACTTAACTCCAGATACTAACTCTCAAACTAATCTTCAACTACATATAGTTGCTCAAATGCCTTTGAATGACATGACGTTAGCTACTGACATACCAGACTTCCCTAATGAGTGGATGAACTGTTTGGTGTGGAACTTAGCTGACCAACTAGCTTTAGAGTATGGTGTTCCTATGAACGCTAGACAAGAGATTGCTACAAGAGCAGCAGCATATAGAGTTCAACTTGACGATTGGAACGTTGAAGCTTCTAGCACATTTTTTCAACCTGATTTTAGGTCTACGTCTAACAACTCTTATGGACGGTAAGCATGGCTACAGAACGTATACCGCTTACCCAACCTATTGAAAGCAGAACAGGAAGCTTTGCTAAAGATTCCTATTCGTCTAATTGTTTTTTTGAGACAAGAGATCAGAAGCGGGAGCTTATTAAACGTCCTGGTCTTGTGGCTGCTAAACAAATTGTTTCCGTTACTCCACCTGCGTATACACCTAGCCAAGGATTAACCCCATTCAACAACAAACTTGTTGCTGTTATTAATAACACCATCTATCAAGTTAATCCTAGTTCTTCTTACGCTGTAACTACTCTAGGTACTACGTCTTCTTCAACTAGCCAAAGTTATTTTGTTAAGACTTTCCTTGACACCTATTTGTTCTTTCACAACAAGGTTACAGGGTACTTGTACGACCAATCTGGTACATCTATAACAATGACTACGTTGCCTACAGCTCCATACGTATCTGGTGTTGTGTATTTAGACAACTATTTGTTTATTGGTACTAGTAACAATCGTATTTATAACTCTAATGTTGGTGACCCAACTACTTGGGACGCTCTTAGTTATTTAAGTTTTGAACAAACTACTGACAACTTAGTTGGCATTGCCAAACACTTAAACTACTTAGTAGCCTTTGGAGCTGTTAGCATTCAATTTTATTATGATGCTGGTAATGCTACTGGTTCTCCTTTAGCTGTAGCTCCTAGCTATACTGCTGAAGTTGGTTGTGCTAGTGGAGATAGTATTGTTGCTACTAGTAACACAGTGTTGTGGATAGGTGCTACAAAGACCAACAGTCGCTCTGTGTACCTTATGGATGGGGTATCCCCTATTCGTGTCTCTACATCTTTTGTAGACCGTCATTTAGAAGCTGATAACCTAGGTCAAGTAACTGCTTACTGCTACACCATAGATGGGCATACGCTATACATCTTGACTCTTCATAACACTCAAAAGACTTTGGTGTTTGATTTGAATGAAAAGATGTGGTACACATGGACTCAGTTCTCTATTCAAAGTAGTGACCAACCTTACCCAGGTACGTACCAAGAGTCTTACTTTCGTCCAGTGTTCTTTGCTTCATTAAATGGCACAGCCTATACGATAGATGATGATACAGCTACTTTGTATTACTTTGATGTAGGTACATACCGAGATAACAACCAGCCTATTTATTGTCGTACTGTTACTGACATTATGGACAATGGAACTACTAAACGTAAGTTCTATGGAAGGTTAGAAATTATTGGAGACAAAGTACCTGGAACATTACAAATACGTCATTCAGGAGATGACTACAACACTTGGTCTAGTTTTAGGTCTGTAGATTTAAATGCTTCTAGATCACAGGTGTATCTGAGTGGTTCTGACAGACGTAGGGCTTGGGAATTCTTGTCTACAAGCAATTGTGCTCTTCGTCTTGACGGAGCTGAAATAGACTTTAGAATTGGAGAAATGGATCAAGAGCAAGCAGTTGGTGGTGGCAGATATAGGAAGTAAAATGATTACATATCAGGTTGAGGAATACAGTCAATGTATTGCCGAAGTAAAGTTGCATCTAGATGAACATTACGAAGAACTGAGTGTTACTAAGAACAACTTTCCTTTAGACCCCGACTGGGATGCTTATGACAGAATGGAACAACAACAAGCACTCAAGATAGTGACTTGTAGAAAAGATGGAGAACTTGTAGGGTACGTTTTCTTTTTGTTGCACTACAACCTTCATTACAGAACAATGCTTACTGCTGCTGAAGATATTTATTATCTAAAGAAAAGTGAGCGCAAAGGTAGGGTTGGTATCAAACTATTTAAGTTTGCTGACGACTATTTAAAATCAATTGGTGTTAAAAGAGTAATAATAGGTACAAAAGTACATTTAGATAATTCTAGATTGTTTGAGTATCTTGGTTACACTTTTTTTGAAAAACTGCATACAAAAATGCTTTAAGGAGTTCTTATGGGAGTTACTGCTTCTATTGTTGGTATTGCTGGAGGAATTAACTCTCTTACAGGCGGTAGTATAACCAAAGGTTTGGGTCTAGGTGGTGGTTCAACTTCAGCAAGTGGTGGTAGCACATCTACTGCTTCTGGTGCTCAAACAGCCGTTGATCCTTTTGCTTCTTATCGTCCTGGGGTAGCTAGCCTGTATGCAAACTATTTAGGGCAAGGTAACACACCAGACCCTACTAAGATGCCTGGATATAGCCAGTTTAAATCTGGGGTACTAGACCCTTCTTTAGAAGCTTCTAAACGAAGTTCTGCTGCATCAGGGATGATGAGGTCTGGTAACGAACAGATAGCTCTTGAAAACATTGGTCAACAAGGTTACTCTAGCTTTATGACTAATTATATGAATCAGCTTGCTACTGGTTCTGGTGCTGGTTATGCTCCTGCCGCTGGTGGACAAGCGGGCATAAGTCAAGGCAATCTAAACCAACAAGCTCAAATGCAAGGCCTTGGAGCTATTATTCAAGGAGCTGGTTCTTTTGGTAGCAGTGGTTTTGGCAGTAGTAGTGGCTACACAATGGCTGATCCAAACACTCACTATGGCACAGCAGGTATGTCTGGTGATCAGCTTGCTAGTTATGTTCCGTTTTAAGGACTAAGATTATGCCTTACATGATGTCCGACCTAGCTGAAGGCAGCACCGCTGTTAGACAGCTACAACAAAACGTAGCTGCTGCTCCGTATGTACAAGACCTTACTCAAGCTGCATCTGAACGTAAGATACAAGAAGATCGTCTTGCTAAACAGTATGCTCCTCAAGAAGCTGCTATGAAAATAGCTCAAGAGGAACAAACGTTACAACAAACAAAATTAGCTAACCTTGTTAGTCAAGCTAAGATTGATATGACTTCTGAAAAGAAAGCAGCTATTACTAAGATTACAGCAGATCCAGAGTATGCAAAATTAAGTCCAGAAGATCAAAGCCGTAAATTAGCTAGTGCTGTTATGGGCATAGACACTGCTGATGGTGAAAGACTTATTAAAATTGCTGACTCTGAACAAGCTAAGGGGTATATAAACAAACTAAAAGAACATGAAGTTAATAGACAAAGTATTTCTGATGGTTTAGCTACTGTTCGTGGTGCTACAGACGAACAGTTTCAAGGGTTAATTGAAAAAATGCCTGACGATATGAAGACGGCTATTAAAAGGCATATCCCTGGGTTCTTTGAAGAAAGAGATCCTAAGCTACAAAGAGCACAACTAGAAGCGTTGATGAACAACGGTGAAGGTAAAAACAATATGGCTGCTAATGAGCAGCGTCTCAAA